CCATCCTTCACATCAGCCAGAATCTCTTGCGCAAACGCATTCCGACTAAACCGCACGGTGGAATATCCGCGCTTGCTTTGCTCATCGATCCAGGCTCGCTCTACTACACCAACAACCTTGTTGGGGTCATGGTTCCAGAGAAGTGGGGCTGCATCACTGAGCCGAGCAAGATTTGCGGCACCTGCTTCATGGCTGAGGATTTCATTGCCAAACGATCTAGCAACACCAAACTCAGAGCTGAAGGGGAAGGTAAAGGTTCGACCTTCTGTATCAGTAGCAGCACGCTCAAATTGAACGGGCTGAAAGCGGCGCAGATTCTGTTTTTTTTCCTGACGCTCTGCAGGTGCAGGCGCATCGGGTTCTGTCATTGTTAGTAAACGCTCAGGAATTATCCACAGCTTACAAATACCTGCAGGATCTATTTCACCTTGAACCACTTCGCAGGCACGAGGGCCTTGGTAAAGAGCGCAATTGGCGCATTGCATCCCTTCTGCTGCAAAGGGATTGTTGGCACCGTCAACGTAGTGAGCACCGTTGGCACCAATGGATTGATCAAAGGCGCCCAGCTCTTCCGTGATTGATTCGAGTGCGTTGTAGAGCAAGCCCTGCCGGGCACTCATGTCGGCACTTAGTTCGCGCTTCTGGTTACTCATTGCGCTAGTGGTGGCTGTGTATCAACGTTATCCATTGCTGGCGCAGGTTCTGGTGTGGCTGTTGAAGTGTCAAAGGTGAGCCCCAGTTCATCGGCCAAATCAAGTTCGCGGCGGCGCTGCTGGAAGATCTCCTCAATGTCACCACCGTTTTCAGCAATGATTTCTGCCTTGGTGGTGTAGCCAGCCATTTCCGCCTCTTTGTAGGCCGCCACTTCTTTCTGTGGGTCAACCCACGACCACCCGCGATACATCCACCGCACCTGGCGATAGCGTTCGGGGTCGGCCTCATAGACAGGCAGATTCAAGGCGCCACTCAAAACTGCCAGCTCAAGCCACTGCTCAAACACCCGTTGATGCAGGTTTTCGGTGAGCCAGTGCTGGAGCATCCGCCAGTTATCACGCTCCTCAAGTAGGGAGAGCCGGCTGCTGGAGTAGTTGGTCTGGGAGAAATCGTGGCTCACCGACTCGTAACTCACGCCCAAGCCTGCGCTCACAGCACGCAGCATCCCGCGCACAAAGGGCTCAAACTGGCCATCGGGTGCATCAAGATTAGGGACGGTGACGGATTCGCCTGGCTGTAAATAGGCAAATTTCCCAGGTGAAAAATCCGTGACCCGCTCACCATCCATCACGTCATCACCCATCAGCTCACCTTCTGGGGAAGTGATGAAACCCATCAGTGCAGAACTGGCCCTAGCGCGAACTACCTCGGCTTCGGTGTAACCAGCTAAATGGTGCAGGCTTTTGACGCTTGACGCAAACCAACTAATGCCCCTGGTTTGAGCGGGCCTAAGTGTCAGGAATAAATGCAGGATTTCTTCGGCTGGCACCCGTGTGCGTTGCTTGGCTGTGTCAACAGTCCCAGCAGGGAAGGTGTAGTCACCGGGGTGCTTGTTCCTGAACCAGTAGGCCACCGGGCGTTGCCATTCATTCAGCTCCACACCCATCCGCACCTCGTTTTTGTTGTTTGGTGCGTTGCCGTTGTAGGTGTCGTCCAGCAGATCAGCCTCGATCACCTCAAGCCCTAGGGGAATCTTGGAGCCGCCAAATGGCTGCTTCACCATGCGCACCAATACTTCCCCAGACTCCGCCACGCTGCGGATCACCAGCCTTTCGATGTCAGCAAAACAGAGCTTGCCGGCGGTGTGGCAATACTTGGCCTTGCTCCATGTCGCCCAGGCCGCTTCGATTGCATCATTGATTGGCTGATCCAGCTTGTTCCCGCGTTGCTTCTTTACCTGCGCTTGGAATGGGATTCCATTGCCAACCACGTTGGAAGTAATTGCCCGCAATGCTTGGCCGGCATAGTCAGAGTCTCTGACCAGTTGCCGCGCTCGATTCCTAAGAGCTGTAAGGCTTGCCCTGATCTCTGCGTCTGCACTGGTCCCACTGGTCACCCAGTCCGCCGTAAGCCTGCTAACGCGGGCACCTTCAAACATGCGCCGGCGAGGTGCCTGCGTAGGGGCAACGCTTTCGCGGTTGAATAGCTCGCGGATAGCAGAACGAACGCCCATCAGAACCTCACGTAAAGGCTGGTTGGATTGCCAAGACCATTAGCAATCAATGCGGCTTTCTGCTCGCGCATCACCATTGTTTTCAGCCTACTTTCAAGCATTACAAGATCAGCCATATCCATTTTTTTTAGGCGCCTAGTTCCAATGGTGTATTCAGAAACTGCACCACCTGACACAATTGCCCTGATGGCTTCTTGTACGGCATCAAGATCTTTCTGGTTCTGTGTGCGGCCATCAAAGGCAGCAGGTGTGCCCGTGTAATTGAGCGCAGCCTCAACTGTTGATTGCCCGGCGCCAAGGGTGTGAGAGATGCTTCCGCTAGTTGCTACCGCCTGCCAATACCAAGTGCCTGCATCAAAGCCTGTGCTAGTGCCCGCTGCAATTGTGAATTCCCAACCACGACCATAAGCACTACCAACAACTGTGGCCCCTTCGCTGGCTGCATTAAAGCGCAGGTAATAAGTCAGGGTATAGGTGCTACTGGCGATTGCATTGCCAAACGAATCCGTGGCTTCATTGTCCCGCCATTGAATGGTGGCACCTGCCCTGATTGTTACTGGGATCTGCATTACCAACCGGACACAAAGGAAGACGCTGCAGCCTTCTGTGTAGATGTTACCGATGGCTTCCTTGCTTCAGATCGGCCTTCTAATCGCGCCTGCAGTTGGTCCCAAATGGTGCGGCGATCAAAGCGGCGATAGAGCAGATGCAACGCGGCCACGCTATAGACGCAGGTATCAAGCGCCTCGTTTCGTGCGTTGCTCTTTTTGACGTACTCGCTCAATGGCATCCCTGCCCTATTGAACCGGGTGACCTTACGTTCTGCGGTTAGCTGCTCAAAGTATTCCTGCGTAGCCGCAGCGCCAAAATGCAAATAGCCAGGGCCTGGTTCTGTGTTCGTGCGTAGGCGGCCAAAGATCGTGTCTTTGATGGTGTCGGTGCCCACGCTGTAAACCGATGCCCCACGCTTGATCGTTCTTCCCTTGAGGTTGAGATCCACCTTGCTCTCACGCCCTATGGGTGGCTTGCCTCTTGTGCTCGCACCTTTGATGGCCACTACCAGTTGACCTTTGCGTGGTTGTCGGCAGTAGCTGTAAACCTCAGAGGTGCAGTGGCCAGAGTCAACGCAAGCAGCCATCACACGGAGTTTCTTGCCATCGGCGCTTGGGTATTCCCCTTCAATCAAAACGTCAAGCTGCTTCCATAGCTCAGTGCGGGTCGGGTCGCCCCATAGCTCGGTGTGCTCAATGAGCCATGCCTCCTCATCTTTTCCATGCCCCCAGATCGAGACAGCGAGGCGATTGTCTTGAACGTCCACCCCAGCCGTCAGACACAGCACCCCATCAGGAACAACCCCGCGCTCGTACTTCTCAACGCGCTCCATCAACCCCTCAGCATCAATCCGCGTCCCGGTCTGCTCGTCCCATGTTTCAGCCAGCCGGGTATTGACAAACGTCTTCAGCAACGGGGCATCACCCTTGGCCCTTAGGAAGTCATCGACCAACTCCGCCCAGCTCAACCAACCCAGCGGGGAATACAACCCAGACAAATGGAAGCCTGCCGTCTTGCCATCCCCTGGAGCAGTAGCCCGCCATTCCCCAGCCGCCAGCATCCGCCCCTTGTTGACTTCACTGAATCGTTCCTTGCAGTGCTCGCATTCATACCTTGCTGTTTCCGGCTGATCCTTCTCCCACTTCATCTGCGGCCACTTCAGCCATTGCATCTCACCGCAAGAGGGACAGGGCACAAAGAACCGCCTTTGATCTGATCGCAAATACTCAGCCTCGATCCGGCTGCTTCCCTTCACCGTTGGCGTAGACGTAAGCAAAATCTTCCGCCTGGTGAATGTCGTGGTCCTACGTTCCGCCAAACTCACCGGGTCACCCTCCCCGTCAACATCCGCCGGGAATGCGTCAACCTCATCAAGAAACAAATACCGACAAGGCATCGAGCGCAAACCACTTGCGCTGTTGCTTCCGGTAATTACCAAAATGCCGCCGGGATACTCCTTAGCAAAAAGCGTGTTGCCTGAATCCCTGCTCCTGGCCGGTGCGATCCGTTCCCTTAAACAAGGGGTTTCGCTAATCAAACTTTCCAGCCTTTGCTTTGATAAGCGCTTTGCCATCTCCACCGTTGGCTGCACCAGCAACATCGGACCAGGCGCATGGTGGATCACGTACCCCAGGAAATTGCTGCCCGCTTCCGTCTTCCCTGTCTGAGCCGCAAACATCATCACCACCCTTTGCGCGGGATGGCTACTGCTCAGGCAATCCATGGCCTGCTTGAGATACGGGGTTCTACTCGTTCGCCACCTCCCCGGTTCTGATGATGCCTTGCTGCTCAGCATCCGGTGCTCGTCTGCCCACTCGCTCACTGTCAACTGAGGCTCAGGTCTTAACCCCGACAGGAACGCCTCCCGATAAACAACACTCGCCTCAAGCATTGGCCAACCTCTCCAGCGCCAACACCAGCTCCTGGCTAAGCGCCATGTGGATCGTGGCCGGGTCACTCTCAGCCGCCAATTGATTTGCCAA